CTCGTCCCGCCTTGATGGACTTGAATCTTCGCCTTTGAGTTCCTTACATGGTAATATGTGGCGGCGTGTTTATTCATCGAGCCACGAGAGGGGCTTCTTCTCTTGTACCTCTATCTCTTGCCGTTCGATATACCCGCGTTTCTTGCCTCGGGTCTTGAGCATGAAAATGGTCGCCGCCGGGTTGCCTTCTTTTACGAGTTTATAGAGGTGGGATTCTGCGAAGTCGAGCACGCTTTCTTCAATCGCGTGAACGGCTTTCTTGTATTCGGGATCATCCTTCAGCCATTGATAGTGAGTGGTCCTACCTATTCCCGCCATCTTGCAAGCGGTGGAAACGATTCCCAACGATTTCTCAAGGGCTTCCAGCATCGACTCTTTTTTGGTGTTCGGTGTGTTCACTTTTACGGCTTCCATAGCTCTGCCTTTTTACCTGTGAAGTCCTCCCATCGCTTTACGATAACATCGCAGTATTTGGGGTCGAGTTCCATTCCGTAGCATTTGCGGTTTGTCTTTTCGGCGGCTATAAACGCAGAACCTCCACCCGCGAAAGGGTCGGCTATGTTTTCGCTTTCAACCTGCCTTAAAAGCGTCTCCAAAAGTTCCACGGGTTTGGGTGTCGCGTGTTCGGCTTCGCGGTCGCGCTTGCATTGGATAACATTAGACGTTTTGCCGTCTGCAATTTTACCCGCAAGACGTGAACCAAACAAACACAACTCGTGTTGATTTCTAAAGGGCATCCCCATACCCATCTGTACCTTGTCCCAAACAATCATATTACGAACGCGCAACCCGCGGCTTTCGACAACGTCTTGTGTTGCAGCCCACATCTTCCAGTCGCAAAAAACAAACGCCGTGTGAGCCGCCCTAAGGTTAGCAATAACCCTATCCATTAACGCGACATAGCCACGCGTTGAAAGGTTGTCGTTTTCAATCTTCCTTTTTCCGCGCGCGCCAATGCTGCCAACCGTCTTTCCGCTTTCTTGGTTTCCGCCCGACGAATAAGGCGGGTCGGTTAGAATTATTTCGGGTTCGTTCCCGTCCATCAGCCGCGCCACGTGTTCCGAGTTGGTAGAGTCCCCACACAAAAGGCGATGCTCCCCCAAGATATACAAGTCCCCAAGTTTGGTCTTCGGTTCTTCTGGGGCTTCGGGCACTTCGTCGGGATCGGTGAATCCTTCGGTCGGTTCTTCGTCTGGTTGCCAAACGTCAAGCCCCCATTCTTCGAGTTCTGCCGCGTCCCATTCATTCGCGAGGATATCCCAATCCCATTCCCCATAACCGACGTTATCCTTAATAATGAACGCGTTCGCTTTGGCTTCTTCCCACGAAGCGATGTAAACGGGTGCCTCGGTCAGTCCTGCGGCCTTGCAAGCCTTGAGGCGCATATTCCCCCCGAGTACAATCATATCGGGGTTGACTACGATGGGACGCGCTTCGAGCATCTCGGGGAATTCCTGGATACTTCTCACGAGTTTCTCGAACTTGTCCTCCTTAATTGTCCGAGGGTTGTTCGGGTTCTCCCGGATCTCCGAGAGCTTCGTGAGCTTGAACGATGACGGCTTCGAGGGTGTGGAGGAATTCGGCATTATGTACGGCTAAAGTGAGGAGGAGGGTTGCGGGGTCTTCTCCCATGTGCATTCGAATGACTTGACTATTCTCTGTTATTACAAGGTAGTTCTTCGCGTGGAGGAGGGCTTTTCTCGCGGCTCTCATGTTTTTTTGTTCGCAAAATAAGCAAGATTCCAAGCAATAAAAAAGAAGCTATCGCGATTCCAAGTTGATCTGTCATTTCCATCTTTAATTCATTTGAGAACTACAAGACTCCATTATTTCTTGACAAAGAGCTGGAGGTATCTTACTTCGTTCATAATTGTTTTTTAATCCTTGCGTTCCTGTTCTTGATCCCCGAGGCGCGGCTTCGTGACATGGTGCGCCGTTCTTACACATCGGGCGCGGTGTCCAACCCGGGAAATTTGTCCATATATCGGTCGGCTTCATTCGGCTATCTCCGTATTGGCAGTAGGTGACGGTATGCCGGGGCTTGCCTTTAAGTTGTGACATCTTTCGCATAAGTCCGCGCGGGTTTTCTATAAACCAAATTTTGGGCTGAATTTCCTCAATAATTTCAAGCGTTTTTTCCAAGAGTTGAATACCAAGGCGAGCGGTGTCCGTGTTCGGTATATACGCTCCTTTTCCACCCGTCCAATGATGCCCAATCGCGGCAACGCTAAAACCAGTACATGGAGGAGATGCCCAAATTACGTCGGGTTTCCAAGGGAGTTTATTAATATCAAAATTCAATATATCGCAGACATAATCAATACCCTCGAATTGAGTAATATCAGAACTGAATACCTCAGCCCCAATAAATTCGGCAGCTTTGCCTATTGAACGACTACCCGCAAATAATTCTAAAACCTTCACCCGTGAATGATTTTTCCCTCTACGTCTTGGGCGACGGTTTCGAGCCAGTCGCGATCATAGTGAGACATATTTAACTGTCTTCGATGGAGTACCTTCATTCCTCCGTAAGAGACCTCTTCGAATTTGTCTTTTTTGGGTTGCTCCATGAACTTACGGATGTTCCTTGCGATTTCTTCGCGCTCTTCTTTAGTGTAACTCATTTGTTTGCGTCGTTTAGTAGTTTCTGGAGCTCGCCTAACATCCTTCGGTTACAGCTGGAACACTGGGAAGGCTTGGTATTTGTGCCCGTTGCTTTTGAATAGATGCGGGCGAGGTCTCCATTGGTTGCTTGTTTTGGGTTTTTAAGTAAGTTTCTGATCTCGGTTAAGTCGGTCTCTTTTATTTCTGCTTCCCATTTCCCCAAAGGGCAAGAGGCTACCTTCAGGCGCGTCTTCGTAGGCATATGGCAACCGCACAACTTCGAATCGGTGAAGGCTTCCGTTACGAGGTCTCCACAACTCATCGTTGATTTGACGAAGTGCTCGCAACCTTTACAGATATTGAGTCTATCAGTCCGCTTTTGCCCTGTTACGAAGAACATCTTTTAAGGTTTTTCGGGTGATGTGTAGTGAGCGATATAGGGTTGATTCTCCAATCCCAGACCGTCGAGATAGGTCAGCCATATTCCATCCTTGCAAGTACAAAGAGAACAGCGTTCTATCGAACCAGGAGAGACGGTCGAGGACGAGTTGCATTTGTTCCCGTCGGACGGCTTTTGTCCAATCGTTTTCGGTTGTTGCTTCATCGGGTTCTTGATCAATTATTTTATAGATTTCTTTGAATTGTCCTCTTGTCGCTTCGAAGTACATCGCCTTCACAAAGTATCCCATAGCCGTCTCACCTTCTTTGTTCGGGAATCGTTTGTCGATGCATCTCAAATAAACATGGTGCACAAGGTCGGAAGGATCGTCCGTCCACCGCTTCGCGATACGAACGAGTTTTGAATAGTTCTTTGTCAAGAACTCATTCCAGTCCTCTTTGTGCTTTAATTTCATTGACCTTTTGACGATAGTAACGAACCTTCTCTTCTAACTCTGCGACCGTCCATTTCTTATTTTGGTTGCTTTCAAGAAGAATCCTCTCCGCCGTTCCTTCTCCATATTGCGCGTCTAGATTCTTTCCGAAGACGTACTGTTGACCGCCGTTCATGTTACACTGTTTGCATTGAAATTGACAGTTCTCTTCGAGCCAACGAGTCGCTAATTTTGCCCGCGTGATGAAGTGCCCGCAGTCGACTTCTTTCCAGTGCCGTAACCGTCCACAAGTGAAGCACTCTCCCCACCCTTCTTCGTTGCACCCACGAAGGCGAATGAATTGAGAAAAGATGGAATCAAGTTTCGCTTTCGTCTTCGCTATTCCCATTCTTTCCAGGTATCAAAAAAGGATTGTTCTTCAGTCTCCAAGCGAGCTTTGCCGCTTCTGCGTCGTATTGTGGGACGTTCGTTGGATCGTCCGTTCCTCTCAAAACTTGTTGATGCTGTCGCTCGAGTATCGGGGCGCGTTCCTCTTCGTGCTTGATTAAGCACTCTCTAAATTCTTGAATCTTGAGACGTTCATAGAACTTGCCGTAATGCCCTTGCTTCATTCGGTCGCAAACTAATCTAAACTCTTCCAATTTCAAAACGGGGAAAACCTCGAATATCATCTCTGCACATAGGGCTACATCTTCGAAGCTCTGGAGCGTCTTCTTTGCGTCGATGAAATCAACCGTATTTTGAATGAGCTCTATTATTTCGCTTCGCGTCTTTTCTGGATAACATCGAAGTGCGGTCTTTATGTTTGTTCCTTCGTGCCAGGCTTCTTCGGGCGTGTACTTAAAGAGACCCGGTGCGGAGATAGCGTTCAAGCTGTTCTCGGTCTGGAGGCTTTGGATCTGCCTTCTTTGCTCGAGGGAAGATTCCTTGCCACTGGTTCGCGATAGCTTGTTGAATTGCTTCGATTGCGTGTTGTTCGTTTCCATTTGTTTCGTTGTATAGTTTGTGAAGCGCGGCGAGTTCACCGCGAGTAGT